CTGAATGAACCTAATACTCGCCTGGTCATTAAAGCTACGAGTAATCAAGACGTACACATACAATTTCCACGGGTCGAAGTGATCAATAAGATGTTATCTAATGATGAGATGGATGATCTTCACCACCGATGCGATTGCTATGTGAGCTTTTCACATTCCGAGGGTGTTGGTATGGGTGCCGTTGAAGCAGCGATGCGAGATAAACCGGTGATCATCACGAATTACGGTGGTGCACCCGAATACATCAAAACACCGTATACGATTGATTGTGAACTTCAGGAGTTGGAGCAGGATGATTTCCTCTTCAAAAAAGGTATGACTTGGGGTAAGCCAAACTTTGACCAACTCTTGGAGTTCATGAGGCATGCGTACGATAATCGTGTCCGTCACATGGATCACGAACATACGAAACAATTAGTGGGGAGAGAGAATGTTCTAAAAGAATTCATCTTGAATGTAATTGGTAGCGAAGACAATGAGACCGACAAGGATAGTTCCACTCATGACTGAGTCTCGTTGAGAAATTAGGGACATCACGATATCATCGATGAATCCAATACCACTTGGTTTGGTAACGACGCGGGGTACGATTGTGCTTATCGCGATATATAAAGCCATCGCTATTATTACAGGTCTAAGACTCTCTTGATCTAACATCGTTTTACATTAGTCGTCTATTTTAATTTTGCTAATGTCCACCTTTTTACCGAGCACACCCTTATCGACCCTGTGTTTCTTACAGAAGTCCCCACACACCGCTTTGAATGAACACCGTTTACCAGCCATAGTCGTAGCTGAACAAATGTTAGTGTTCTTTCGCTGCTCGTTTATGAGGGTGGGTGCTTTATCGATCACGATGATTTGCCGCTCATTCTTCTTCTGTTCAGCCTGCTTGTATCTCATTTTCATCTTCCACGTCGCATCCGCTAGATTGTAGCATGCATCATTTGCCTCACTGAGACGGTACATCTTAGCCGCGTCAGCGAGGCAACGTTCCCACATAGAGTCTCGGATGACTTCCATTTTCGTATATTGTTGGTTTTTTACATAATGTACTTTCACTTAGGCTTCTCCTCCAATTTCAGCCAAATACATATCAACCTGCCCAGAGAAGCCCGAAAATTTCTCGGCAGTTTTTTTGGTGACCATATCTTGTACATTCGTCACATGTTCGGTAAACTTCTTGACATCGATCCCTGTTGCGTTATGAATCTGTGAATCGGATGATATATCTTTCGCTGCGTAGAGATATGCGACTGCGTAGTTTGCGTGAAGTATCGCTATGACTGGGGACGCATCCTGTTGGGCAGCTGTCGCGTACCGCGCCGATTGTCGAATCAGTTTTTGTAGCGACTGTTTCATACCACGAGACCCATTTTGCATCATCAATATGAGAATGAATATGACGATGATGAAGTACACGTACATACCTTCTTAACGTATCTCGAGAAAATTATCGATTCACTTTATTCGAAGGTTTTTGCTTCAAAATGACGAATTTAATATCCTGGCGACGGACACCAGAGACCTGATCCACCGGGTTCTTGAAAAGAAATTTGTTATCATGGGCTCTGTACGCCTCTCCCATGTTCATATTGGCGAGTCTCCTGAAACGGTTGGGTGTAACATATTGATTTACATTACCAGCCTTAAACAGTATAACTTTGTCTCCGTTGTTGAATTTGTCACCAATGTTTGAATTTCGGTTTGGCATGTTACTGACAAGTTTCTCACGCCACAAAATGCGTGGTACGTTGTTGTTCGACATTTATTGTTAGCAAACATTTAAAGTGTCATTCTGACAATCCTGCATCGTCTTCACGTGGTCACCTTCATCGTCGCGAACCCTAGTAAAAACATCATACAGATTGTCGACATCGTCGTAGTAGTTGGCAGCCACAGCTGGTGGTTTCTCGAGGGAGAGGCTCGCTTTGTTCTGTTTGAGGAATTCATCGTAGGTGTGATACGCGTGTTCCTCCACCTGTTCAGAGAGATTGTAAGCCATCCTCGGTGACACCACGTACAGAAGGCATGTCAACCAGTAGTACGCGAATGCCGTATGCTGTGCAAAGAATCGATCCACGAAACGCTCGTCACCACCCAAATTTTCCATGATGAGGAGATGATGGTACTCATTCATGGTTTGAGCAAAGTGTGTCTCCAGGTAATCAGCACGCCTCCAGATATCGAGGGTCTCGTAGAGGTGTAGAACGGAGACGAACGAAAAGTATGGGACACGGGCGACCGTCTCGAGGACATAGAACCGAGCGTAGTCCCGGTCTTTGTACACTCTGTCGATGACCTTCACAGCTGTTCCGACAACCGCCTTGTTGAAACGCTTCTCAAACCTGCGAGCAGTGTTTACGTGGGGCTTGACAGAAGCGAGGGTGAGCATATATATTTTGTATGGATGTTTGTTTTTAAATTAACCTAAGTTAGAGTTTTGACTTGTAATAAAATCAAGAAAGTATGGAGAGTGTCCAAAAGCTCACCCATATCGAACACATTCTCAAGAGACCCGACTCCTATGTCGGTCCAGTTGAGTTGGGTACGGAACCCTACTGGATCCTCAATGGTGAAAAGTTCTCCAAGAAGAACCTCAAGTACTCTCCAGCCCTCTTGAAAATTTTTGATGAAATCCTCGTCAACGCCATCGACCGTAACTCTCTCCACCCCAAACAGGTCAGTTCCATCTCCGTCTCCATCGATAAGGATGTGGGCTCAGTGACCATTGAGAACAATGGACCTCTCGGTGGGATCAGTGTCCGCATGCACGAGAAGGAAGGTCTATGGAACCCCGAACTCGTCTTTGGACACCTCCTCACGAGTACCAACTATGATGACACTCAAAAACGTATCGTTGGGGGTCGCAATGGCTATGGTGCCAAGTTGGCGAACATCTACTCTACCGACTTTTCTGTGATCATCAAGGACCACGAGACGAAGCAGACCTATACCCAAAAGTGGTCGAAGAATATGACTGTCTGTGACCCACCAAAAATCAAAAAACATTCGGGTGCCACATCATCCGTCTCTATCACTTTCACACCCGAGTGGAAGAGGTTTGGGATGTCCAAGATGGACGATACCATTTACAGTATTTTCCAAAAGAGGGTTTGGGATGCGAACATCTGTACGACCCAAAACTGTAAAGTGAAGTTCAACGGAGATGTTCTCCCCAAACAAAACTTTGAAGCCTACACCAAGATGCATGAAGGCGTGAACGAGGTTTCATCTTACACGGGGGACAGGTGGTCTGTGTGTGTGGGTCCATCTGAGAATGGTATGGAGCAGGTTTCATTCGTGAACGGTATCTGTACGACGAAGGGTGGTTCCCATGTAGACCACGTCGCCGCGTTCATCGCCAATGGTATCATTGATGAGATGGCGAAGAAGATTAAACTGAAACCTCAACAGGTGAAGAACGCGTTCAATATCTTCGTCAAAGCAACCATCGAGAATCCTAACTTTTCCAGTCAGGTTAAGTCTGAGTGTACCTCAAAGTCTCAAGATTTCGGGAGTAAATTCGAACCACCCAAGGGATTCATCAAGAATGTTCTCAAGACTGGAATCGCTGATGAACTCATGGCACTTTCAAAGTTCAAAGAGATGAAGGAACTCCAGAAATCTGATGGTGCACGTAAATCTAAGATTACCGGTATTCCCAAGTTGGATGATGCGAACCACGCAGGAACCAAACATTCTGGGAAGTGTACCCTCATCGTAACAGAGGGTGACTCTGCAAAGACCCTCGCAGTCGCTGGTCTATCCGTTGTGGGTCGAGACCAATATGGTGTCTTCCCACTTCGTGGTAAGTGTAAGAATGTCCGAGATGTCTCTGTGGCGCAGCTCACATCGAACCAGGAGTTTAACGACCTCAAGAAGATTTTGGGTCTCCAACAAGGGAAGGTGTACAAGGATGTCTCGGAGCTTCGCTACGGACGCCTAATGATCATGACCGACGCAGATAACGATGGGTCTCACATTAAGGGGCTTATCCTAAACATGATCCATTATTTTTGGCCGAGTCTCCTCGATCTCAACTTTGTGGTTTCTATGGTGACCCCAATCATCAAGGCGACCAAGGGTACGAATACCAAATCTTTCTATACAGACTCTGCATTTAGATCCTGGTATGGTGATGGTAAAGCTGGGTGGAAAATCAAATACTACAAGGGTCTTGGTACTTCCACAAGTGCCGAAGCTCGTGAGTATTTCAAAAAGATTCAGGATCTCACGGTAAAGTTTGATGTGGACACGATGACGGATGACTCGATCGTCCTCGCATTCGACAAGAAGAAGGCTGATGCACGGAAGACGTGGCTTTTGGATAATACAGCTAAGGATGCCGACCAACTCGAAGTTCCTTATGGAAGTGTGAAACAGTTGACCATTTCCGACTTTGTACACAAGGATCTGGTGAACTTCAGTCTCGCGGATCTGAAACGTTCCATCGCACACATGGCAGACGGTCTCAAACCCTCACAAAGGAAGGTTATGTACTCGTGTTTCAAGAAGAATCTCAAGGAGGAAATGAAGGTTGCCCAGTTGGCGGCGTACGTGGCTGAGAAGAGTGCCTACCATCACGGTGAGGTTTCTCTGGCGGATACGATTGTGAAGTTGGCGAACGATTATGTGGGGTCGAACAATATCAACCTCCTAGAGCCATGTGGTCAGTTTGGTACGAGATTGATGGGTGGTAAGGATGCATCCCAGACGAGGTACATCTTCACGAAGTTAACCAAGGATGCTCGAAAGATTTATGACCCAAGGGATGATGCAATTCTCAACTATTTGGATGACGATGGTCACCCTATCGAACCCGATTTCTACATGCCCACCCTACCAATGGTTCTCGTCAATGGGACAGAGGGTATCGGTACAGGGTTCAGTTGCTATGTGCCTCCATTTAACCCCGAAGACATCAAGGCGAACATTAAACGGATTTTGACCGGTGAGGACATCGTACCCATGCGACCATGGTTCAGGGGTTTCAAAGGTGTCGTTCATAAGGAGGAGGACACGTGGATGATGGAAGGTGTATGGAACTGGTCCGGAAGCAACATCGTCGTGACCGAACTCCCACCAGGTCGCTGGACGCAGGACTATAAGGAGTATCTCGATACACTCGTAGAGAAGAAGTTGATTGGGGGGTACACCAATAACTCGACGACAGAGGATGTCCATTTCGAAATCATTGACTACACCGGTAAGGATCTCCTCAAGGATCTCAAATTGAGGAAGACCTTCCGTGTCTCTAACATGCACCTCTTCCACCCCACCAAGGGTATCCACAAGTACACGAGCCCCGAAGAGATTCTCGAAGATTTTGTGGAACTACGCTTAGATCATTATAAGAAGAGGAAGGCACATCTCATCGATGTACTCGAGAAAAGAGCGGTGATGTGTGACCATAAGTCCAAGTTTGTATCCATGGTGATCGAAGGTGAATTGGTGGTGTTCAAGAGGAAGAAGGTTGAACTTGAAGAAGAGATGTCCCCCATATTCCCGAAGATTGATGGGAATTGGGACTACCTCCTCAATACGAAGACGGTCGAGTATACGGAGGAACGCGTCAGGGCGCTCATGGATGAGGCGAAGCAGGCGAAAGAGGACTTGGAGAAGATGATGAAGACGAGTCACGTGACGATGTGGAAAACAGATATTAAAAATATGTAAACAATAGTAAGCATGGGTGAAGCCGCTAAGATTTCCCTAAAGGCTATTGGAAATCAAGATACACATTTGCTTTCCAAAGACCCTAAACATTCTTTATTTAAATATGAAACGAAGAGACATTCCGAATTTAGAAAGTATCATAACGTACACACCGTAACACAAGGTATCGCAGCGACATGGCCATTCGGTGAAACAATCCGAGTTGAATTGAAACCTCAATACATGGGGGATCTCTTAAATAATCTATGGATCCAATTGACATTACCGACATGGGGGTTTGATGATATCATCTTCAACGAAACCCTGCAGAAAATGTTGTTTAGTGGTCAGACTTTAGTACAATTTGGATATGCGACGTTTAGAGAATGGTGGCTCGCAGGTGCCCCAAATTTAGCTGGTATTATACTCCCCGCGTTCCAGTTCCCAGATTTCAAATACTTCTTGTCCTTTGAAAATCAGTTCAATAATTTGATTTTCACGTTTCTTCCCGCGGAATTGTTTACTATCAACACAG